TTCAAAGAACCTGTTGCAGTGGGAGGGACTCGAACCCTCACCTGCGGATTATGACCCCGCCGTGCTGCCATTACACTACCCTGCTATAATCACCAGCCAACCGTCCCTAATCCTCCCCACTTGTCGTTTGTGCCTGTCAGCACAAAAGGTCAGATTGATTGCGCAAAGGCAAGTGAATATTTGTATTTTACTATTCTTTGTTCAAAGATTCAATGGTTTTTTTCATTTCTTGAATTTTACCGAGTGCCCATTCAAGGCTGTCGACTTTTCCGTGGATAATTGCATGTTTCTCATTACAGGTTTGGCAACCACAAAGACCTCTATGCAGATTTTGAGTTTCTGCCATTTGTTCTTGGATTGTGTTTGTCAAACTTTCCAAAAGTTCAACGGCCAAGTCTATCGTTGTGTGTACATCCAGCAAGGCAATTTGATCACCTCCCTTATCGAGTACAAAATAACTTTTTTCCACCTTTTTCATAGTTTTTTCTTAAAAATTAAGCCTGTTTCATATGCTTTTTGGAGCGCTTCGAATAATTGCGGCCAGTTTGCTTTCGGATATTTTGCGAAGTCGCTGGCTGTAGCTCGTAAAAGCGCACAATACTCGTTGAATCTTTTGTTGAGTCCTGCTCCGAGATGGTGATACCAACAAAGCGGGATGATCGCGAACCGTTCTTGCACTTGCTTGCCTGCGTATTTGAGTGCGTGTTCCCAGGTGATTCTGCCATCACAAGACCGCAGCCCTGGCACGTTAAGATGCGCATACATGCATTTTTGATAGAACGGGTCTTTGGATAATTCATCGCGGAGTTTTTTTGGAATCGCACTCACATTTTCCTGGTAATTGCTCGCTTGAAAGCTATGTACAAACTCTCACCTGCATCTCGCCAGTTTTTAATTGGGTATCTCTGCCATCCGGTCGGGCTGGTTCGTGTTGCATCCATCAAAATTTGCACCCAATCGACATACAAAATCGCATGCTCGTATTCAGCTTTGCCAGCATCTCTACCAGCCTCAAAGAATTTTTTACAGAGCGCTCGAGATACACGCATCTGCTCTTGCTTCAAGGCTTCGCCGTGCAATCCTTTTGATTCGGTTGTCGCATAATTTGACGCTACGACGTCCTCGATAAATGGTTCAATGTTGGTGTCTTTTTTCATATTTTTTTGTTAGGAATAAACCATCGCGGGCCATGTTCTTTTTCTAAATCCTTCATCGCAGCTACCGTTTCATTGAGCACCCACTTGGTTTTTTGCGTCTGTTTCATTCCCATGCTGGCAGCTTTGTCTTCGTAGAAAGATTTGATTTGATCTATCGCGGCAGCTCGTTTTTTACCATCCTCCGAGTAAAAAACTGTCATAAAAATTTCCGGTTGTTGTTGATTGCGCGCACTTCTTGGTCCCGGTATTCCGCATGATGATCTGGTGCTTCGTTTTCCTCATCTTCGTTGGTCACAATTTCGTTGTTCATATTATTTTTTGCGTTCTATGTCCCAATATGGGCTGCTACATGCGCGTTTGGCGCAGCGCTTTGGTTTGGTTTCGATGATTGAGTACCAAACAAACCCACACCGTTTGCACGTACATTCTTTACGCTTTTTAGTCATTATATTTTGATTAAATTTATTGTCCTGGATCAATGTGGGTACTATACCGAAGTATTCGGGAATACGTCAATGCCTTAGTTTTCCACAGTTCTAAATGCAGCCCAACAATCGCAATGCATAATCGAACCCCTGCCGTAATCGTCAACGTGCTCAATAAAACCATTGTGGCACTTCTTACACGCCTTGATTGCCGCCTCACGTTGCGCTGTGCGGTTTTTTTCCTCAACACTGGCACATTCACACTTATCGAATCGATCGTGCCAATTTGACCCCTTACAGAGCCACTGGCCGTTTTTGCGTCGTTTCTGATCTTCTATGTCCGACGGCAGGAACGTTCCGCGATACATGGATTTGGTAAAGTTTCGGCCTTCCCAGTTCACATTGTCGTCAAATGTGAGTTTATCGAGTATCGCAACAAGGGCGTCTGCTTTTTCTTCATCCATCCACAACTCAATACCATCAGCCAAAATGACCACTTTTTGATTTTTTTGTAGTTCATTTTTCATAAATATATTGACATTAATAGTAAAATTATTGAAGAAGAAAGCCCGATAATAAAGCCGGTAGTTTGTCCAAATATTCGGCCTTTACTGTAGCCATAATCAAACAATGATCTTTCATATTCGCGCTGATGTTTTTCCTCTGGTGTGAGTTCTCTCATAGGTTTATTGTTTTGCTAGTGCCTTTTTTAGGTTTTTGGTATCCATTTACTTTTCCGAGCCATGTTGTGAGTCTCCGTTGGAGTTCGAATGTTGGTTTTGTTTGCCATAGCTGCTTCGTTCCCGTCCCGTTTGGCTCAGTCCAATACGCAACAAATTTTCTAATTTCCGTTTCTGCTACATCTCTGGGCACACCTCGCGCTGATAGTGCTCCGATCAGTTTTTGTTGTTCTTCTTCATTTTCAAAGAATTTCCGAACCTCTTGCGCGGGTGTGGGTGCTTTTAGCGCCACACTAGTATTATCTTCTTTCATTCTTACATTCTTTTCATTCTTGTTTATCGTGGTGCTTCTCTGGTGCTTCTCTGGTGCTTCTCTGGTGCTTTCATCAGTGCTTATGTAATACTTAAAGTCTTGATATTGGTTGTATTTATTGATTGAAACCGTGAAACCTCTAGTGCTTCTCTTTGTTTCTATCATCTGTTCTTGACGAAGCCAGCTCAGGCACTTTTTTACTTGGTCCGGTGTTGCTCCGGTAGCGTCTTGTATTCTTTTTCCAGTCAAAAAACATTCACCCCGTTTGAATTGTTTAGTGTCGCTATGATTGGCTTTGGAAATAATAAAAAACCAAATTTTAAACCACTTGTCTGGCTTCCAGAAAAATATATCACTCTCGATTGTTTGCCGTGCCCAGATTGTCGCTCCGTTTTTATTTAGCATATTTTTTTACACACACTGTTTCAAACAAAAACCCCCATACGCTTCGAGGTCGCAGGGGGGTTTTTGCTCAAAACATTTTTTATGTTTTTGCCATCCCTCGAAGTCTAGCTCGGAAAAGATACCACACAAAAGTTCGGTAGTCGAAATGATCGAGTGCGTAATTTGTGCATAACTTTTTTGTTTCAAAAACAAAACCCAGCATCGCGTCTGGGTTTTGAATAAAGCGAACGAAAATGTGTGACCATTTTTCGTGTGACTGGGAGGTGCGGTCCCAGTAATTTAAGTCTAGCGGAGATAGTTTTTGATTGCAATATTTTGCTGAGTTCGAGTCTCACCGCCCTAGGCTAAGATATTCCCCAAGAACTATTTTGTGTAAAAAAACAACCTTTTTTCACTTATGCACAGCTAAATCTTTATCGTTTTGTCAAAAAATGGTACTATTTTATCGTTCAATCATTAAAGCGAACGAACAAATATGAAAATCATCAAAGAGGAAATCATCGATGAAACCGGCGGTGTGTTGTCCATGTCACTCGACATCGACACCTACTACGTCACTCTAAAAAACCCGAGCATAGAGTTTTATCGGGTGATGTTTGCGACTCAAAAAAAGAGTGTTGCAAATCGAATTTTTAATCAAATAGTAAAAGTGAACATCGTATGAAAGAGGACAAAAACGAAATCGCATTGCAGGAGGATTTGAAAATGAAAGCGTTTGAAGCTGCGAAAAAAAAGCTAGCCACAATCGCGAAAAAAAACGGCATGGATTTGGACGATCTTATTCTGATGAAACAAACCATCGCAAAAGACTTGTCGATCTCTGAACTAAAATTATTTTTGCACATCTGCAAAGCATCAGAACTCGACCCATTGCGCAAGCAAATATACCCAGTAATTTTCAATGCAAATGTCGCTTCTAAGCGCTCAATGGCAATCATTACCAGTATTGATGGCTATCGTAGCATTGCGAACGCTACAGGCGAATATGGGGGCAGTGAGGACTATACATTCGACGATGGATTGACCCAGTATGAATGGCTAGAAAAAAACAAAGAGGACATGAAAAAAAGCGACAAGCCATGGCATCCAAAAACAGCAACATGCACGGTCACTCGTGTCGTCAATGGACAGGTTCTCAAGACAACAGCGACAGCGTTCTGGGATAGTTACGAGCCAAAAGGTGACGAATCAAAAAGGAAGTTTTGGATCAGCATGCCATTCAATCAAATCGGGAAATGTGCGGAGGCGCTAGCGTTGCGCAAGGCATTCCCGTCAAAATTGGCTGAGATATATACTGACGTTGAAATGGAGCAGGCACAGAGCGAGTCTGAGGGTGTGCGCGGAGATGTGATCGACGTTGACCCGTCCGCTCCTACTCCTTGGATTGATAAATTGCTTGAATATTGCGATAAAAATGACATTGAGATTGCACCCGAAGAAATGCCAAAAACAGAATTTGAGGCCCAGCAAAAATGGATCGAAATAACCCGAAAAGATAACGAATAATATGGCAAAAACTATAATCGAAAAAATATCATTGTACAAAGGGGAGGTTGAAATTGATTTTTATCCCAATAGCCACGCCTATAAAATCAACGGCAAACGAATTGTTGGTGTCACGACCGTCTTGAAAATCATTGATAAGCCACAGCTATTGCAGTGGGCCGTCAACCAAGCGTGCACCTATCTCAACGAAAAAATGGATGTTGTTGAAATTCTGACACCGTCTCACATTGAGCAGGCACGATATGAATGGAAAAATACCCGTGACACGGCTGCAAATATCGGTCACGAGGTTCATGCTTGGGCCGAGGCGTACATCAAAGGCCTCAAACCAGCGACGCCGACGACGCCGGAGGTATTGAATGGCGTGACCGCTTTCCTCGCTTGGGTCGAAAAACACAACGTCGAGTTTGTGAGCTCAGAAAGATTCGTCTACAGCCGCAAACACAACTACGCGGGGCAAATGGATGCCGAAGCGATCATTGACGGCAAGTTGTGTGTGATCGACTTTAAGACCGGCAGCGGAATATATCCTGAAATGCTCATGCAGACAGCGGCGTATCAGAAAGCTGCGCAGGAAGAGGGGTCAAGATACAATGGCGCGCGCCGGATTGTTCGATTCGATAAAACGACCGGAAAATTTGAGGTGCGACGATTTCCACGAATTCAAAAAGACTATGCGGCTTTCCTTGCAGCTCTCAAGCTCAGGCAGCGCATGAATGAAATTAAAAAATTGATCTAGTTACTATGTCATTCAAACAAATTGCAAAATACCACAAAAAAAAGTTAAAAAGTGACCGCTTTACGCTGGACCAAAAAAAGGCTTTGCGCGATCAGGTTCGTGTTGAATGTGTCGCGTGTGTCCTCGAAGACAAAGGCTATTTTGTTGCAGGCGTCCATGATAATTTCGGCGCTTGGCTGTGCGAGGAACACTATCAAATTGTCAAAGCAAAACGAGAGGCTCTAAACAAAGCTAATGACGAAAAAAATGCCAAAGAATAGCATTGATGTTTCCATGGAATTCTTGGACACACTCACACCAACGCAGCGCAAATTTGCAAAATTTCGTTATGGAATCAACGGCAAACAACCGTTAGAGCTTGCTGAAATTGCACAAACCCTTTTCATGACAATGGAAGAAGCGAAGGAAATGGATGCAACAATCGTCGGGCTTGCTGCATCATTTGTTGTAAAAAACGAAAAAGCAAAAAAACCCAAAGCTAAACCGAAAAAAGCCAAAAAGAAAGTAGCCGGTCGTGTTGCCAAAAATCACCCGTCATCAATCTGCGGAATTAATCAGGAGGAAATTCGCACAGCATTTTTCACGAGTGCGGCGGCGGTCGGAGAGCTCCTGGATCGCATTCAAAAAAACAAATCTTTGACAACACAAGACGTTGACGAGCTGATGGCGTTCCTTGGGTTGCTTGAGGAAGAGCGCGATCACGTCCGCAAAACAGTCGGCTCAAAATTCAACATAAAAAACCCAGATGAATTGCAACCACCAAGCGTTGACGACTTGGTTTCATCGGTCGACCCCGTTGCGCTGCAAGCATGGATTGACAAAAAGGACGAGTCCATCAAAGCAATCAAAATGATCATTGCGCGCACGACGGCAGCCGCCAGAAAAAACTCAGTCAATTTGCAGGTGCTTGAAAACTGGATTTTAGAGGTCGAGGGCTTGCGTGGGTATCTCGATCAAGATCGCGTCCACAAAGATCAGCTGTATCGTGAACGTCTCACACGTATCATCACTGATTTCATGTGCTCACGAAAAGAGGCGGAGGAATGGGCGAAGCTCACCAAGGAGTACATGGATTACAAACTGGCTGTTTTGTTCACCGAAAATGTGGACTCCTGGATCATGAGCGCAAAGAAAAAACTCGGGAAAAACTTTTGAACATCTATTGTGGATATGTATTGCAAAATGTGGATAACTCAGCTTTACCAATACCGTACTTTTCGGTATAGTATAGACATCTAAATTGATAAAAAATATATGAGCGGAACAATTTATATTTGCTCGCATTGTGGCAACCGTCGCATGGGCGCAGCAAACGCAAACTACGTGTATTGCGGAAAATGCAAAACAGCCGAAGGTCGAAAAAAGCTAGACGAGGAAAACAAAGCGATCAGACAAGAACGTGAATTATTAAAAAAATCATAGTATGCTCAATCAAACACAACTCATCGGCCGCGTCGGACAAGCACCTGAACGAAGCGGTGAAAATGCGCCGGTCAAATTCTCACTAGCAACCACTGAACGGTTCAAAGATCGGGACGGCAACAAACAAGAAAAAACCCAATGGCACAATATCATCGTGTGGGGCAAGCTCGGCGATATCGTCATGCAGTATGTAAAAAAAGGTCAGTTGATTTTCATCGGTGGAAAAATTGAATACAGCAAATACGAAAAGGACGGCGTGACCAAATATTCAACTGGCATCATCGCAAACGACATGAAGATGCTTGAAAAACGTGACGGGGCACAAACCAATCCAGCAACAGCGCCGGAACAAAGCGCACCTGCGGCCGTTGCCCCTGATGATGAGATTATCAGCGTTGATGATATTCCTTGGGATTAAAATATATGAGCACTCCATTCGCAATTTTAACGGGCTTGATTTTGTCCTTGATCGCTATGCTCATTGGGGCGTCTATATGCCTCACGTTTTTGAAAATGTCGTCTCACAAAAAATATCAGAAATGGCTTGAACACCTCAAGGAAAAACACGAATCAGAATTTAACGAATCCGAGGACGAAGAATAGTCTATGACCATAGAACAAACAATACAAAATGCACTTGACGGTGGTTATATGCCGTTCAAATTTATAAAAGGTGCTGAAATACAAATACTCAAATTGGAAAATCATTTTATTGCATACACAGTGCAGGTTGACGACGAATATAGTGGCCGTAAACGTGCCGTGTCGGTTGGAAAAATGCAAATAAATGATATGCTGCTCGACCCCCTATTCTGGCAGGCATTGGGGAAGGCGCTAGAGTGGCCTGAGCCTGTATGCGATTGCTGTGGCGCTACATGGCATTATCGCTGGGAGCGCATGATAGAGCACCTTGCAAAGGGCGGAACGATCGAATCTTATTTTGAATCACTATGACGTCAGAAGAACAAAAACAGGTAATCATGAAAGGTGGGTCAGAGCTTTTAGAAAAAATGATTGATTTTTTTGAATCAGCATTCAAAGAAAAAAACCTACCCCATTTAAAAATCAGGGAAGCGATCAATGCATACATGTCTGTCATGATCGAAGAGTGGGGGAAAATGCACAATCGTGAAACTGTTATCTGCGCCGCAGTGCGAACGGAAGACGGTCAGGTTATTCGCGGCCACAGACACGGTCATGCGATGGTGGTTGCTCGAGACATGAAATTGCAGCTTGAAGAGGGGCCAGGACAACAAGGCTTCATCACTTCACGCAACCGGTATGTGACGCGTGAGGAAGGACGGAAGCTGCAAGACGCTGCGGGTATTCCATCTGCCGACCCAGGTGGGTATCGCGGCACGACTTTATTCAGTGAGGATTTGTATTGATATGGTTGAAATAATACACATTCCTTGGCCTAAAAAAGACGATCCTTTTATTCCAATAAAACCAGAATGTTGCGGCATACCATTTTTCTTTGATACTGACGATTTAGAATATACTCAAGCGGGCGGACCACAAAAATTTTTTAATGGAACTCACGATTGCGGCAAGACAATTCACATAACAACAAAATAATCTATGACTGAACAAAACAACAATCGAGGCAATGAATATGATAATGGGTATTTACGCAAAGCGATTTACCTCATCATTGAGGACACAATAAAACGCGAACTCACTGAAGAAGAGAGCAAGGCTATAAAAGAGGTTCTTGTTGCATGGCAGGCAAATGTATTGAATAAGGCAAATGCAAACTACTCAAAAATAAAAAGTTTGGTAGCACAAAAACAACCCCACTTGCTAGAGCAATTAAAAAAATAACCCATGCAACCAACTGAACAAAAAGCAAAAAATATATTTATACTAACTTCATTTACATTATTTTTTATAGGTATTGCAATTATTTTTCCTGATGCAGTATTTGGTGGATTAATTTTTGGAGGGCTCACTTTCACTGCATTGCTAATAACAATTTTTGACTAACCTATGACTGAACAAGCTGAAAAGTGGGAAACGATAAAATGTAAAAATTGCAATGGCGATGGATTTACTGCTGAACACAGTGATTTTCATAGCCCAGAAGACGGCACTTGTATAGAATGCCCAGTGAAGCAACAGTGTGCCGATTGCCACGCAGAAGGCTCATATATGACGCTTGACGCAGTTCGCTCCCTCCTCACAGCCGAACGCAATCGTGTGTTGGATGAGGTGATTGAAATGTTTAAAAGGGAGCAAAAAATTGGAGAAACATACGAATTTTCTTTAGCGATAAATTACAGTAAAAGCATTCTCGCCCAGCTCAATCAATTAAAGAGCGAATAATCTATGGCATCTATCCCACCAGACACCTACGAAGAATTAAAAGCAGATGCAGAACGAATGATAAAAACATCATTTTTCCAGCCATCATTGCAAGGATTTTTAATGCGAATTGACAATGCAGATTTAACCAAAGAACAAACAAACGCACTGTTGGAAATTATTAGCCCTTGGTCCAATCAATTAAAGGAAGAATAAATATGCCAATATACAAACAATACCCAGGAATCGAGGACTTTCTCAACGGAAAAAAACCATCTGAACATGGCTTAAAAAGATCAATAGAATTACTGAGAGAAGGCGCGCCTGACGCTGACGCAGCAACACTCAAAGCAATTATTGAGTATCTCGATGTGCTGCACGCTGAGCTAATCAAGCCACGAAGAGGCGAACGGATCAATTAAATATGATCGAATCAATAATTGCAGCCTATTTTGCGTTTTCAGCTCCGCAAACCGTCCAAACGCCCTATGTGTCATCTGAGGCACAAAACGCCTCACACGCGCAAGCACAGGCGCAACCCGTTGATGTCTACATGGCTCGTGTTACCGCATATTCCCTCCCAGGAACGATGGCCAGTGGAAAAGAGGTATATTTCGGGGCCGTCGGGTGTCCGCGCGCTATTCCGCTTGGCACGCGCGTTGAGATCGGAGACCTCGGACATTTTATCTGCGAAGATCGAACAGCGAAACACAACGACGGCACTTTCGATGTTTGGATTGATGACTATGATGCTGCGATTCAGTTCGGTGTCCGGTATTTGTCCGTGACTGTGGATAACTAGCCCTTGTATAGTACCGTACTATTCGGTATAGTAGCAACATAAAAAAATAAACCCATGAGCAATATGAATACAAAAGACCTGGCAAAATTCGACCCGAACGTTGCCGACCTCGAAGCGATGGTCGAACAGACAAAAAATCTGACCGTCACCAACCTTGAGGACAAAAAACAGATTGAGGCTGTAAAAGGTGGTCGCATCGTTCTCAAAAAAGCCCGTGTGCAAATCGAAAAAATCGGAAAAGGTTTGCGCGCTGATGCAGTGAAATTTCAAAAGGACGTCATCGCCAAGGAAAAAGAACTGATCGCAATTATCGCGCCGGAAGAAGAACGCCTGGCAGCGATCGAGGACGAAGCCAAAAAACTGGCTGTCCGCAAAGAGCGTTTTCTCGCGTTGCCAGCAAAGCAAGAGCGAATCAAGGAAGCTGGTCTTTCAGATTTTTTCCACCTGTCGAATGACGAGGTTGTTGAAATGGACGATGCAGCTTTCGAGGCACATTTTCAACAAATGCTAGGTCAAAAAAACGAGCGTGACGCCGAGGCTCAACGAATCAAACAAGCCGAGCTCGACGCGAAAGAAAAAGAGCTTGACGACGAACGCAAAAGACTGAATCATGAAAAAGAGGTCGCCGCTGCCGCAGAGCAGGCTCGTATCGAAACTGAGGCACGCTTGAAACGTGAGGCTGAGGAAAAAGCCGCGCAGGAGGCTGCCGACGCAAAATTTATTAAGGATGCATTGATTGCTGAACAGAAAAAAACCGAAAGACGCAAGGTATTTGTTAATTGGCTGAAATCTCACGGATACACCAAGGAAACAAGGGGTGAATTCATGATATCTCCATCAGGTGATGGCTATATTTTGTATAAAAAGCTGGGCTTTTTTAAAAAATAAATACACAAACAAAACTAACCTTTATGGCATCAATTGACTTGAATTTAACAATGGCGCTGCATGAACTAAAAATAGCAAATGATATTGTAAAAAGTAAGCATAGCTATGATTGCGGACTCACTGGAAAGGAGCGTTATTTTAAAGGATATATATATTTATTCTTTGAATCTCCAAATTACCAAAATGAAGAATTGTTTTATTTGTTGAGGATGAATGGTTGGAGGAGCGCGGGCTTTGCAGCTCCGTATCACTGGAATGTGAAAAAACAAGGTGTTTTTATATCATACAGTGAAGGAGATATTTCAATTTATAATAAATAATTTTATGCAAGACAAAACAAAAACCATCGTTTACACATTTGCAACAATCGCTCTGATCGTGTTGGCAGCAACCATGATCTACACAAAAACACATCAGTCGATTGTTGACGACCCACGATCAACGGAGGAAATTATCAAAGAGCTGGACCCACAAACTCACTGCGAAGAATTTGTCGGCGGAAAGTTTACCGTTCTACCGAACAACGAATCACTGTGTATAATTGACATTGAATAGACCAATAAAATATAGGAAAGATTTTTCCTACTTATTCACGCAGTATTTAAGCAATATATGACCGAACACCAACACCAGGTCGCTCTGTTCAAGTGGGCGAGGCGCGAAGAAAAAAACCACCCCGAGCTTGGGATCATGTTTGCCATTCCAAACGCTGGCAAACGGACACCGAAGCAGGGTGCGTGGATGAAAGCCGAGGGCTTGCGGCCTGGTGTGCCAGACATATTTTTACCGGCAAAGCGTGCTAGTTTTAGCGGATTGTTCATTGAAATGAAAACTGAAAAAACAAGCCCGACAGATATTCAATGGGATGTTATCACTCAGTTAATGCGAGCGGGGTATTGTGTCCTTGTCTGCAATGGTTTCATAGATGCACGCGAAGCTATCAAAAAATACCTTGCCTTATGAGTTACGCCCCCCCCCGATGCAGACAACAGTACTTTGCAAAATAAAATGCCGGAATCGTTGCTTGTGCCACGATCTTGAAATTACCAAGAGAACATCAACGAATACTGCGCCGTGTTTGATGTGCGGTTGCTGGATAAAATTCCCGCATAAACGAAAAGCCGCCCGTTAGGGCAGCTCCCGCTGGTCGTTAAACCCATGAGCTAGGAAAACGACCGCAGTTATTATAGCCTAATTGTTCCACGTGGAACACTAAACGATCCGACGTCGGATTCTTTTGCGCTTTTCGCGGTCTTCTTGTTTGCGCAGATCTTTCAAATATTCACGGCCAAACGGTAAAGCGCCGCCAAAAATAACAAGCCCAACGCCGAGCAAGGTATGGTCAACGATAATGTTGAAACCACCGGCCACAATTGCCATTGCCAGGCTTAGAAGTGTTGCGTTTTGTAGGGATGCGTTTTTCATGGAGTTAATTTAATGTTGTTACGACTGCAAATATCGCGCCAATAAATCCAGTGAGGATTGTTATCACAGCAGGCCAGGCTAATTTCTCGAGTGTCTTGAGTCGCTCGTCCATGACTGCAACGGTCGTTACCAATTTGTTGACAGTCTCCTCCTGCTTCAGTGAAGCCTGAATTGACATGCTCGCAGCCTTTATAAGGCCATTGATCAAATCTTCCTGGGTTTGTTCATGTTGCATAAAAAGAATGATATCACTTCATTAGATCAATGATCAAGCTTATTCCCACATAGACCATCATAAAGGTCGACGGAATAGCGAAAAATAAGGCGATAACCTGCCAAACGAGCACGTTGCCTTTTGGTTGCTGCATCTGTTGAATCATCTTCATCATGACATCAGTTTTTCTTTCGTCGCTTTCTGCGATCTGCATCAGAGCGTCATGCAAAACAATAAATGCCTCATGCATTGCGTCGGTGTTTTCCGTTTTTTGCTTTTTTTTGTTGCTCATAGGGTTTGAAATACTTTGTAAGTGTACTTCGAACCCCTAAAAAAACAAAATGCCACCGACGCAATATTCTTTAGTATTTGTATTCAGCGCCAGCAGGCAATAGAACCTCAGGATACTTTTCGTAAAATTCACCGAGGTTAATTGTGCCTTTGTTCTTTTTCAGTTTCTTGAGATCGATGCGGAAAAATTCACCGTTAAATAATCGGACAACTTCCTCGACGTCTTTGCGTTCGACTGTCCAAAAATCACCCGTATTATTTTCTTTGATCGCAAATTTCTTCAGACTGCCATTATCAGGAAAGTCCATGATGGTGTGCAGGGTGTATCGTTCGTGTACTTTTTTCTTTGCCATATATTCTTCGTCGTAATCGACATTAGATTGATTATTTATTGGTTCAGTTGGTTTTGGAGCTCCCTTTTTCCGCAGCCAGCCAGCAACCCCTCTGTAGTCGTGGCTCTGATAGTGCGATTTCGTCCTCTCAGGCCAGTTTTGGTCAAAAGAGGTGAATGTGGTCGCATTTCCTTTTACGAACACGGAGACGTGCCCTGACGGCCCCACAGATTGATTCCAGTACATGATGTCTCCCTCTTGTGGGATCATTCCTGGCAGATAGTTGAATTTGTCAAAGTCTTTGCCGCCTTTTTGAAACGATTGAAACGCGGTCGGTGCTCGAAGCTGTGAAGAATCGAGTGCGAGGACATCACGAACAAAAAAGCGCATCAAGTCCATGCATTGATACGGGTTTTCTTTAGGAAAACCATCTTGGTCGAGGCCCTTGCCATCGTTTTTTTTGAAAAATTCTTGTGGTGTCATAGATTAAAATACAACCTCAGTGACATTATTTTAATAGTTGATTTCACGTATAATATTTCCAGCACCGTTGTCAGCACCAGGATCATCACAAACAACGTCAATAAAATTATTTGACCCGGAAACCTCCCAGGTAGAATTATTATTACCAGTCAAAACATATGCCGCTAAAGCTGTAATACTAGACTCATAAAAATATCCACCGAAAAGTTTACAACTTTGCGAACCGCTACCGCCAGGGAATGTGTACCGAATGTTTAATATAGCAGCATTGGCACCCTGGTGAGTTCCCACATTAGCGCCTTTTACCAGAACGTCCGCTGTTCCAATAAAATTTTCGAACTCTAAATCAATACTATTGCCGTAACCAGCCAATAAAATCACCGTTCTACTTATAGCCGCATTCAGCCCATCAATAACAAATCCGTGTATTTTAATATGGTCGCCCGCAATAGTGAGAATGGTTCCTCCATCAGCAATGCCTGAGGTCACGCGTACGTGCCCAACACCGACAACTTCCTTGATTTTTGTATTAAGGGTTACAGCAGCCGGCAAATTAAAATAGGTATATCCATCTGACACCGTGTCGCTAGCCAAAATAGTAACTTTGCGCGTTGCTGAAGTGAGCGCTGCAGTTAAGCTGCCGCTTTTTGGCACAATGGTTTCAATGACGCTCATGGAATTGCCATAGCGAACTTCGATGTTCCCGTCTACATTTTTAATGCGACTTGTACCATACAAAACCCGGTTGTCTGCAATCATACCAGCATTGATTTCCGTTGTCGTCGCAGTCGGAATTGTTAGCGTCGCCAGAAGCAATGAATGATCCGGCATTGCAGGCGCGCCCGATCCAGGAGAGCCTTGCACGACAGCGACTTCCGCAACGTTTTCACCATATCCGTCTGGGGCAGCACCTGGGTCGACTGTCACAACAATCAAATCAACGCGTGTCGACCCCGAAGTGTTCGTCGCAATCGCTACTGTTTGTTCTTCGTCACCAAGAACGCCCCAGTACTTCGTTGAGTTGGCCGTATTCACCACATAGGAGCTATTTGCGACAAAGCAGCGGCCCTTTGCCACTTTTACCGCCATGCTCGCGGGAGACGTCACTGTGACCTCTAAATCGTCCGGCAGAACCACGCCCGCCTGATAGTTCCCGATGTTGAATGGTTGCATGTGCATGTCCTCTCTCATGCCAGTACCATCGACATAGTCACCCATTCCGTTTTTTGAAAATATGAACATAAATTATACTTTGAAATAAAAACCAGTTAAGCGCAAATAATCAGAAGCTGATGTGAGGCCGTCACCAAAGCTGCTCCATGTCAATTTTTTCAATTCATTGTAATTCGTGCTTGGGTCTAAATAATATATTTGCAAAATATTGGTTCCTGGGGCGACCTTGCCAACAATTTGTTTGGTGTATGTATCTCCAGTAGTTAAAAATTCACCAATAAAATTCATACCATATCCTATTGCTGAAGCTGTAAATGGGAGCGTAAAGGACATGTCGCCTTCGCCCCATGTATCAAGTTCTTTTCCAGCGTCTGGTGTGTTGTATAAATTTTCAGCAGAAGTTTGCACGTGAACAATCGAGCCTAAATCAACGTATTGCATTGTCAGTTCGGCGTCTCCAATTACGGGATCAGAAACCGACCCTTGCCATTCAGTATCAAACGTTTTTATGACATTGCTTGGCGAGCTGTTAAGAGATACAAAAGCCCGAGAATCAGCAATCATTCCGCCGGTGATCGCAATTGTCGTTGCCGTTGGGATTGTGAGGGTTGCAAGTAGGAGAGAATTGTCTGGTAGTGTAGGTGTGCCCGCTCCCGGTATTCCTTTTACAACAACAATGCTCGCAACATTTGTTGCATAGCCGTTTGCTGCGGGCACTGTGTCTAAAAAAACAGTCACAAGGTCAATGCGCGTTGATCCCGATGTATTCGTATCAACTGATACCGTAGTTTCTTCGGCTAAAATTCCCCAGTATTTTGTCTTATTTGGAGTGTTGACAACATACGCAGTATTTGGAACAAAACAACGTCCTGCCGCGACCTTGACCGCCATGCTAGTCGGTGAAGTGACCGAAACTGCCATGTCGCCAGACAGCACAACACCAGCCTGGTCCAGAAAAATATTAAAAGCCTGCATGTGCATGTCTTCACGCATGCCGGTGCCGAGTGTGTAGTCACCCATTCCATTCCGAGAAAATACAAACAAACTCATACTAGGTTATTTTTGAAAAGTATCCGATTAAATAAACGTGCAACGTTGCTGTGTTGGCACCACTTGCTTCTATACTATACTCGAAAATTTTGTCAGCGTCGAGCGGAATAATGAGCTGATTGGATTGCCATTGATTATTCAAGTGGCGACCAAAAACAAAACCAGTGCCATCGCTGCTCGCTCCGTTTTCACGAAATTTTGCAGACACCTCAACTGTTGCCGAAGCGGAGTCTTTGAAAAAAACAGCAAGTAAAGCTGCAAACGCAGCGTCCGAAACGTTCGCCGAAACGTCCTTGTCTGTCCACGCTGTATCACTCACACCATTCAAATTCAAAATCTGTATGCGTTCAGTAAATGGCATGAATAAATGCCGCCCTCGAGCAAAGTTGACATGATGCTGTTTCTGGGCCAGCCCCATGTCTTTGATGTCACCAACGAACGGCATTTTTACTTTGCTTTTGCTCATATATTGTTCAGTTCAAGATCCATTTTTTCTACTCCATCTCTATCAACGTTGACTGTTAATTTGTACAGCCGAAATTGACGCTCGAAGTCTCTGAAATTGTACACCTTATATCGAAACGTAAAAATATCACCGACATCAAACGTCCCGAATCGTGGTTTTTGCAATGACAGCATGGTCAAATTCACATTATACGGAATAACGATCTTGCTATTCAGTTCTTCGGCCGCTCTGTCATCGATCGTGTCCTGTTCAGACAGCATTGTTTCCGACTTGATGTCCTCAAAAAGACCGATCGCCTGTTTTTGTCCAGTGTTTCCAACCTCTGCAAAAAGTTGTGTTTCATCGACAGTCGAGCCCAACATCAAAACATTGTTTGCGTATTCGCTGCCGACTTCTTCAATCTGCGCAGATTGCACGTTGTTGAATTTCAATCGACCGACATCATCGAGATAGTAGGTGAGTGGGACATCAATGACATTCCCCTTGTGATAAAGCTCGCCAGCACCCCGAAAATATGTGTTGAATATCCCAATGCTTGAGTTTCGTGGCGTCGGCGTCATTTCCCAATCAATACCGTCAATGTTGTCACTGAAAGATTGCATGACGTCCAGGATAGTGCGGTTGCGCAAATCTTTTTCTGGTTGTCGGTCTTTTGAGGCTGGCGCTTGACCTTGAATAATCCCGAGGTCACCTACATTTTCACCACCAGCCATTTTCGACTGCGTCAGATCAATCAAATCCCATAAAATTTGGCTTGCATCTGTGAGTGTGCTGACAGAGTAGTCTTTTGGCACATACCGAGACGCTAAAATCCCAGCAATGTCACGATAGCGCAATGACACAGTTCCGTTCGTGTCTTCGTTGCCATGTGACAAGTCAAAAAGCAGGCCATACCAAACGAGGGCTTCGGTTGAACTGTCGTCTTTGTCGTCCCAGCGATAAACACGAAGCCATGATTGCAATGGCGTGGTTGTCAGATTATTTACTTTTTCACTAGCAATTGGCAGCGTCAGCTCAGCGCTCCCTGCTGCGTTTAGGGCATAGGAAAACCTCAATGACGTCACCTCATTCATTTCAACAAAGTCACCAGCGGCATCCACGATCACGGCCCTATAAAATGGTTGTTTTTCAGCCATATTAAATTCCTAGATATGTATTTTTAAATACGGTCTGCAATTTTGTATTTGAATCGCTGCCAGAAGAAACGCTGAAAGTCAGCGTATTTGAACCTGGTCGAATTGCAAAAAAATAACCGGTTAATGATCCAAGGATTGAGTCTGTGCCTTTGAGCACTGTCTTGTTCCAAGTGTCGATCACAATGGTTTCACCTGCTGCGAGTGTTGCGGCAATTGTAAATTGCTCACCGGTCGTACTATTTGAAACCGTGAATGTTGTTCCTGGGCCAGTAATTGTGAAAATCGGATATGCGTTGGCATTTCCAGCGTTGCTAATCAAAAGCGGGTCAGTGCCGGACGAGACAACTGCCAGGCCAGTTAATGGGGACGGGACAGGAGACGGGACAACCGTGCCACGATCAATATTCGTCACCTGTTGATTGCCGGTCACCTCTGTACCCTCAAAAAATGGGAACGTCGACCGAAAGGTCACCTGATAGCTGTTCCATGTCCGTGACGGTTCGCCCTCAGGGAGGTCAAAATTGGCGTCTACGATGCGAACCTCGCGTAATACCCATATATCCCCAGTGATAAGGTTAAACGTCATAGTGAGGCCTTCCACGGGCTGATTTTGGAGGCTGAGAGCGCCCATCAGGGCAATACGTTCGGCCAGATAGTTTGCTGGTGTTGAATCAACAATGTCACCGCTCCATCCAAACGTCCGATTCCCGAATCTGTAGCCAGTTGGAACGCCACCGTCCTGCTGCGATTTCACTTCCTCAGTTGCGCGAATGTCCGGCATTCCATTGCCGAGCACCGCCTGTATGTTTGCGTTGTTTTTGTCAAATGTGAAACCGTTGTACTCGATTGTATCGATCATAGTGTTTTTAGTAGGATATTCAACCGATTTAGTAGGTCTTTTTGGCTTTCACCACCACCAGAATTGATTATCACAGAAAAGTTTTTGCTATTGTTCGTGGTTTTTGAGCTGCCTTTGCCGCCAGAGATAGTACTGCCTGCTGTCATCATTTTTTTGCCGAGGTTCGTGAATGCTTGCGAGATACTGTCTGGGATTCTTTCGAATTCCTTGACCAAATCGTTGACCAGATTTTTTGCGTCCTTTTTTTGTGCATCAAGGCTGGCTTTCAAAATGTTTCGGGCTTTGTCCGCAGCCTTTTGGTAGATGTCGGCCTCCTTGTCTTTTTGCGCTTGCAAATCTACCAGCTCCTGAGCATATTTTGCCATTTTTTCGTCATATTCGATCTTGGCCTGTGCAAGCTGTTCGTCTCGTTTTGTGATCAGGTCAGCCTGTTCCTGCGCATGTTGCTCTTTGCGCAATTCAATCTCATCAAGACCGGCTTTGCGACGTACTTCGATAATTTGTGCGGCATAGGTCTGTTGGTCTGCCAGATGTTTCGCCAAAAAACCAGCTTCCGTCGATACCTGAGCTTCCAGCCCTGCGATTTTTTCTTTGTCGCGGTCTTTCTCATCCTTGGCCATTTCATTTTGCAGCTCTCTCTGTGCTTTGGCTTGCCGTTCCTGTGATTCGAATATTGAGCCTGCAATATCAAAGCCCATGCCCATCGTGGCAGCACCTGAGTTTTTTGCGTAGTCGTCTTTAATCCCTTGAGCCTCTTTTTTAAACGCCGCACGCGTCTCTTTCATTGATGTGTGGATGCTCTCGATGTCTTCCTTGATTTTAGCAATGTTGTCTTTATAGGTTTTTCGCGCATCCTTGATAGAATCTTTGAATTTGTCCCATGCCTTCGATGCTTTTTTCCCCATATCTGCAAACCCCTTGGTAAAGTCCTCGATACGATCTTTCACGTGCTTGACTGTTTCGTTCAGCTTGGCTTTGACGTCCTTGTTGCCTAGGTCAATCCCGCTCGCAAAGTTCTGCATCATGTGAGCACCCCATACCTCTGTCGGAATGTTTGGGTTTTTTGAAAATCCAATTTTGCCCTTAATCCAACCGACCATATTCTCAACTGGCTGAGTCACATTACCGAGCGCATTGGTGATGCCTTGACCAAAATTTTGCATCATGTGCGTTCCCCATTCGAGCGCTTTACCAATCAGGTCACCGATTTTTGTGATTATTTGCACTTCCAATTCAACATATTTACCAACGACAAAGGCAATAGCATTGCCGACTGTTTTTGCAAAGCCCCAGGCGGTTTCACCGGCTTTAATCATAAATGTAATAAATTTCATAGCGCCCAGAACAACAGAAGCGATGCCGACAGCCAATGCACCCATGGCAACCAATAAAGTTCCACCGATAATTTTCGCAACGTTGATAATCATCGGAATATGTGGCGCAATTGCGGCCCGTAGTTCTTGCCATGCCTGAATAAACTGTTCGCGAAAAACACCAACAATCTGTTCAATGGCTTTGCGCGCAATGCCAATAATTCCCTCGTAATTTTTCCATTGTTCAGCACCTTTTTTGACCCACTCAAATATTATTTTCCAGTTGTTGATAACAAATCCACCATAAGCGATGAGGGCCTTCAACGCGCCGTTGGTGAATGCCATGATTTGCTCGTCGTGCTTTTCTAAAAACGCACCTGCTGCACTGATCGACTTGCTGAATTGATCAAAAATGCCACCCTCCTTGATATTACCCTCAGGATCAATGCCGATGATGTTTTTTGTGAGCGCTGAAAATCCATCCTTGAGCGTTGAGATGCGACCCGCGACTGTTTGCGACTGCTTGTCCATCATGCCGAAGAATTGGCCACCTGGGCCAGTCATATCTACGAAGGCTTGTTCAAGTTGTGGGAATCCGATTTTTCCCTCCTCAACCATTCCGCGCACCTTGTCTTGGGTGACGCCGAATTGCTTGGCGAGCTGTTCATTAATCGGAACACCGCGGCCGGTTAGCTGGTTGATGTCCTCCATGAACAATCGACCCTGCACTTTGGCCTTACCGTAGAGCTCTGACAACTCACCGATTGGAATATTTAAACCTGAGGAAACGTCACCAATTTTTCCGAGTGTTGGGACAAGGTTTTCCGAAGCAACACCGAAAGCGAGCAACGATTTTCCAGCGTTTTGCAACTCAGGAAGCTCGAACGGTGTTTTGGCCGCGAATTGCGACAGGTCTGCCATAGTCTGCTTGGCTTTATTCGCATCGCCAATCATAACCTCAAATGCCACACGTGTCTGCTCAAGGTTCATGGCACTGGATATTGCTGTTTTACCAATCAACGCACCTGCGCCAACGAACGCCGCGCCAACACCGAGAGCCGCACCGGCCGCAACCTTCATAGCGCCTCCCATACGAGAAAAACCGCCACTTGCTGTTTGCTGGGCGCTTTTATTGACGTTGCTAATCTGCTGATTCAGTTTCTTGAGTTCATTCGCAGCTCGATTTTGCGCATCGATGACCAGCTTGAGGCTTAGTTCGTCTCCCATAGATATTTTTGATCAGAATTTTGTTGTCTGCACATCTCTATTATGATACTTTGCTTCGATATTTTCAAATGTGATGAGCTCATTTATAAACCACATAGGCTGGGATCGATACGTCTCAATACCCCAGCCCATAGCTTTACAAATTGAATACCGAATGAAATCGTGAGGTACGTAATGTTCCCCCTTTTCTTTCATCAAAAACGTGATTACCTCCTTCTCAAGCTGTGCTTTTAGCTTTTTTTTTCTGGTGTTTCAGAGTAGTTGTTTTCAATGAATTTGAGAAGTGGATCAGAATCTGTTTTAGGCAAATCACGATACCAGTCCATTGTATAAACTGCATCTTGGCCATCCCTGGTGACAATGCGTTTGATTCCTGTCTCTAAGCGCTTGTGTTTGAAAGATACGCCATTTTGAAAGGGTATTTCGCCTTTCTCACCCGCAGATGATTCGACGTCTTTAAACAGCAATGCCATCGCATCCTCATCCTCACCAGCAGTAAGGTACTCAGCCATGAACACCTTATAGCCAGAGATTGGCAAAAGTATAACTTGGCAGGGACGGCCGTTGATGCTAACTGATTGCGCCGTCTCAGGCTGCTTTTCTTCTGGGACGCCTGCAACGATACCAGCAACTGGCAGTTCTGTTTCTACTTGTACGCTTGGTTGTAAATTTTCAATGGTTTGTGCTGCTCCTTGGAGTTGTTCGCCTGCTGTAGGCTCTTGTGGTGTTTGTGCTTCGTTTTCCATATGCTCGTGGGTTTAATTATTTATTGCTTAGAGTGTAGACAAATTATTCAAGATTGTCACGCTCAATGCTTGCGTATCAGACGAATCATATTGCGGCATGAGTGTGTCTGTAAGTTTCACAATGCTGTCAGACGCAGACTCCTTGGTTTGCTCTGTGATTTTCAGGTTGTTGAACGTCAATCGCATTTCATAGGTCGTCGTATTGCCAGCAAACATGCGGATAACCAGCGCTTTTTTGTTGTTGTCGAGGAAATCCTCCACGTTTGTCAACGCTTCGAATACTCGAACCGTTGTGACAGTTGCATCAAAGGTTGTACGGCGGATATCGCTCGGATCATAGCTGCCTGTTGTGTTCGCGCCCTCGTCAGCTTCGTTACTATGCACCAATTCCCATTCAGTTCCATCGTCAAGCGGTGTGTGTGTTGCGCTTAGTGCTGCAGAAGCATCTGCGCCAAATCGATACTCTGTTCGAGCCCATGAAAACGGGGTCAAAAGTGTGTAGCTTGGTGTTTGTGCACGCAGGAACAATTGCTCACCGCCAGCCAATGCACTGACGTCTTCTGAGACCGTGATCGAAGAAACCGAAGCAATTGAATCAACAACTGCATTGATTCCGCCAACTTCGATAATGTCACCAACAACCAAACCTTTGGTTGGTGTTGGATCATAGTCTACGTTCAAGTTGATTGTATATGGTCCTGATCCAGCAACACTGGCAACAGTCGCGACCTTGAAAGACGCGAGCGCCGACAAAGCGATTTCAAGCTGCATGGTATTGTCTTGATATACTGGTTTCAAGCTGTTTGCTTTCACGCCAATATAACGTTCGATGTATTTGCCTTTCTTGATATCGACTGTGTAATAAACCTCTGAATCACCGACAGTTGCGACGTAGGTGTACGGACCGCCGCCGCTTGGCGCTGCAACAGTCATCAGCATGTTCAAAAAATGAGCAGCTGTGTTTGGCTCTGCGAGAACCGTGACGCTTCCGCCATGTGATCGCAGCCCTTGGTGGGTGTCTTGGGCAGCATTACGGTTGCCTTTGACTGTATTTTGACGATGTTTCGTGTTAATTGTCGCCATTGACTCCTGATAGTATGGCACAAAAACAGTCGGAACAATCGCCGTGTCCTTGTCTACTTGTTTTTTGAGAGCGAGATACCCTCGATTTCCAACGTATACGTTTTCCATATGGGTTGTTAATTATTTTTTCGGTGGTTTCGGTTTCGCTTCTTCCTTTGGTGAATCCACCAGGGCAAAGTTTCCGTTGTGAATTATAGCAGATGTTTCCACTGTTTCACCAGCCGGCACAAAGCCGACGCCCATGAGCTGTTGATCTTGGCTGCTGATATTTTTGTACTTGTACGTTTTTTCAGACATATTATTGTCGGATTATATGAATTAGTTGACTTATTTTCATGCTGATACGAACCGCAAAGAATGATTGCTCATTATCGCTTGGCAGAACGTCGAGATGAATATTGTTATTGATCGCGATTTCATTCTCGGTGTTGAGAGTCTCTCCGGAAAACACTATATGCGATCTCAAAATTTTCATGATTGAGTCTTTATAGGCGACGTATGTGCCGGTATCGTCGACTCCATGAATCAGGGACATCATTTCATTGTATCCCGCGCGCGCCTCCATGATGACCTTTGTGCTTTCGACATCTCTGCCGCCAGCGTCTTTGACGCCTTGTTTTTTTGAAAAAACGACGTACATATCAATGGAATACATGACCTCATCCATCCCTGTCGGCCCTAAAACGTAATCAATGGACGTGACCTCGGTTTCAATCGAGGGCATTACTCTGTCAGTACGCGTATCAGGCGCACCTACATAATAGCGCTTGATCGTCCCTTTAGGAAGTCCGCTTTCAATGAGCTCGTGCAGTCTTTTGATTATTTCTTCCATATTATCGTCCTTTTAGTGTGTTTACGTATGATTTTTGAACAGTTTTGACGATGAGTCGCTTTCGTGGCTCGTCCAGCTTCAGCATAACACGTCTAGGGAGATTTGTTTTTCTGGCTCTGTTGCTCTGGTGATATTTGAAATATTCCGTCGGGTTGCTTATCTCAAGTCGCGAACGCGTTGCCCTGTGTTGGAATCTGCGCCGCATTGTGCCGGTGCGTACCAGGCCATGGTATTGCGGCCCACCTTTCCATTTTTCCCCAATAACTCCACCCTGACTGTCGAAAACCTTAGTTTTGTAGAAAACAACAAGCTCTTTGCCAGCTTCATCAAATGGTTGGCGGAGGTCTTTGGTCTGCAGGCCTTTAATAACACGAGACAGTTGTTTTTCGCCTTCAATTGAAAATGAAAGGTTGATCGACATGTCACATGCGTTTAGTTATCGAGAAAAGAGGGTCGGGATCGTTTATCGCAACAGGGAATCCAACGGGCGAAGCAGTTGCGTTTTGGGATAATTCAACGGACTCAGAATCAAACAATTTAATCATGCGTTTTTGAATGCTTTTGATCTTCTCTCGCACTGCCTTAACCTTGGCAAGCCCTTGTTTGTGCAATCCGTCGTTTTCTTCGGTGTATGTGACCATCAATAAATTACCAGCAGCAAGCTCAACCTCCATACCGTGCAAAAAGTCCTCGGCCAGGCCACCTGTAAAGTCTGCATTCACTGCAGAGGATTCAACTGGCAAAACATAAATGCTCGAAATGCCGCCCATTATCTCAGAGTACGCCCACAATCGATATTGGGTGACCATCGCGTTGTCGATAGATGACCAATCATAGGAAATGCTGACCGTAGCTCCATTCGCAGGCGCTGCTGCAAGCGTGATTTTGCCCTGTGCTGCGTCGATAGCGCTAATTGTGACCGATACTCCATTTACATAGACAACGACGTCGTACACGCCGTCTACGGCCGTAGTATTGACGGTATCGTCGCCATTCGCGTCAATAATCGGGGCATACTTGGTATAAAATACAGTAGTAGTTCCATCACCCTCGACAACACTGCCGCTTGCGTTGTACACCGCCGTGCGACGTTCTTGTGTTTGAAAACCGCCATCAAGACGGATGTCTTTGAGTGATGAAAACATACTGGCTTCTATGATTATTGAATCATTCCGACTTCTCGGAGAACCTCTGCTTGCTCAGCGGTGAGATCGATTCTGTCATTCATGACATAATCAACACCGTCGTGGCGAATGTTCCCTAAAACGAGATATTCACCCTCTGAATGTGTTTCCTGAGCTTCCGTAGGCGCTTGCTCCTGTTCAGGATCATGTTGATCTGACTTCGGGTCTTGCTCTTCGGTTTTTGGCGCGCTATCAGCTTCAGAAGACGCTGCAGAATCCTCACTTGAGGAATCTGCAAACGCTCCGTCCGCTTCTGCTTCGTCATAGATAGCTTGCAGCTCAGGCTTTTTGGCCTCAGGGCTGAAAGGAATACCTGCTTCCGAAAGTTTTTTGCGCAATTCGTCGATTTTCATGGGTTTAATTGTTTATTGGTTAGCTTATGCTACTGCGTTTTGGATGAAGTACATTGCTTCAGCGGCCATGACTTTGTGTTCCATTGTCATTGCTGCACGAACCCATGTTGATTCTTCATCATCACCTTCTGAACGCCATTTTGTGACTTTAGTGCGTCCTACGCCAGCATCTACACCTTCAAGGCGGAGAGTGTGACCGAATGTGATGCTATCGAGTTCTTCGTTAGCTCCTGGGTTCACATAACCAACCCACGCATGTTTGCCCCAGATGAATGCCATAGAATCAGCAGCATTTTGACGTGCTGTATTGTACTGAGAAGATGCTACGATAATATTTTCGATTCCGAAAATAGACTTCATCTGTTCGATTGTGATTGAATCTTTCAATCCATTCACGCGACCAACCAATTCAGGATGGTTTTGCAATTTCACAAACGCAGGATAGCTCAACATCAGAGTATTTGCTGGTTTCAAACAACCGGTCAACACCGCTGTTTTAGCGACTTCGATGTCAGTGATTGGTGCTGAGTTGTCGTAGTCACTCCATTGGCCTGTTCCTGACAAAGTTGTGTACTGAGTCATGATCGAAGTGTTCGTCATGATAGTCGCGAGCTTACGTTCACGAGCAATCATCATTTTTTCGACCAGTTTCTTGGTTGCTGCTTTTTCAGCCAACGTTTGGCCCATTTGACGTCCAATTTCATCAGTCACCTGTGTTTTCAGGGCTTCTGATTGCAGTGGGCCGTAAGCCACTTGCGTCAGACCCCAAGATGTAATCTTCGCAGGTGCGCCAGGAGAACGGCTAGTGTCTTCATGACGAAGATCACCCTTTTCGTACTTGAAATACACGCCACTTTCTTTCAACACGGTGAAAGACGGCATGATTTGCTCTGCTACAAACCCCAATGCGGAGTTTGAGTAATCGATAGCGAGGTTGGTGAGCAGTTGATCAACTCGCGCTACTTTGGTTGCTAATACATCACCCATATATGTGTGTCATTTAATTATTAAGCAGCGTAGAATCCACGGCACAATACCATCAAGAAGAATTCATCTTCTGCAGAAGCTGCTGACAGTGCATATCCAGCCACCATGTCTTTGTCGGTTGTTGCTGGTGTCAATTTGCCACCTGTGCCGACCTTAATCCATGCGTTTTCTGTGACAGCCGCGAGCGCGCGTACTGCGATACAACCCTCAATTGCAACAGATACGTGAAAGGTTGCCAATTCGTAGGTTTTCAAAATACCCACGCAAAGTTCACCAGCGCCTGCAAGTTCTACTGCAAGACTTTGGTCATTGCTGTCTGTTGCGTCAATTTTCACTGCTTTACCGAGATCGGTAGCAACAAAATCTTGACCTGCAACAAACGATTCCATTTCTCTGATCATTTCGATCATATGTTTGTCGTTTAATGAATCTTAAATTGTCCCAGTCTTCGCAACCGCACCCCTCACTGGCCAGTGACCAAGGTGTTTGCTTTGTTGGTTATGGTAATAATAACATGCCTTTGAAAAAAAGCACAAATTAGGCTGCGATTCTGTCCTCAGTGATTGCCGTTCTTTCCGATGAAACAGAACGCCCAATGACCGGCAGATCGCTGTCTGACCAAACTGGCGCACCCGTGATGATTAAGTGGTTGTCATTGCCTGAGATATCAGTGATCTGCGTTGCTCCTGGACCGTCTGACATTGGATAGATTCCAATTGCATTTTCTTCTGGGTAGTCCTGTGTTGCAAATATATTTTCAAAATCTTCATCAGTCAAAGCTCCTGAATAAACAGCAAGAGGCCCGTATTTCGTTTGTGTGTATAAAGTAATCGCTGGACTAGTAACAGGAGCTCCTCCGATTTGAATTTTTCCGTCATCTGCTGCGCCTGTGACAGTTCCCGTGAATTTTACGGCTCCACCAACATACAATTTGAAAGCTCCACCAACTCCGCCAGCATAAGAAACGCCCAAATGCACCCATTCGTTGACCGGTGCTTTATAATACGTCGTAGTATTGATGTGTGGCACTTGTACTGCGTTTCCAGCGTTATTGCCAACCGCAAATATACCTGGGCCAATACCGGGGCCTAGAGCAGAAAGCGTGCCGGCAATAATATAACCGACGCCGTTGGCTGTAATAAGTTGCTGCGTCTTAATCCAACCAACAATTGAGCAGGCTTCTGATCCTGTGATGCCTGCGTTTGCCACAGAAGCTGCAAGATCATCGACACCGTCAAAAGCCAGGGAATACGTTAGCCCCTTGGCCGTCAGGCGTGGTCGAGACAAGGGGTTTCGTGACATATTAAATTCCTGGTTGTTCTTCTACGATCACGTCACAAGATTGAAACGGCGCATCTTGAATGACTGGTTGTTGGCGTTCTTTATATTCAGTGATGAGGCCTTGTGCAAGCGCAAACAAATGATCTTCCAATGTCTCAGTTGTTACACCGTCGGCAATTTGACGCACCACTTGCTCACCATCAACGTCGAACGTTGCCGTCCGGGTTTCTGAGTCTAGCGAGATGAATTTTACTGTGATTATTTGTGTCATATTATGGTCGAGTGACAATGGTTAGATCAGTTGCTTGACTCGTGACAATAGTGAGTCCTGTATCAAATTTTACATCATAAAGCAGTGTTTTACTGTCTGCTCCTGTCACGGCAGCGCCCATTGTGATAGCTGCGATTGTTGAGCCACTACCCGCTGTATTATTATAAGCGGTGATTACGGCATTGATAACAGGTTTGTTGATTGTAATTGCATGCAGCAAGCCTTCCCCAGATTTCACCACGGTTGTCGTTGCCGTTGTAATGTTTGTATAAACGAATTGTCCCTCTACTTTCAAAACATCATGATCTTCATCTTCACCCCAGATTTTATTGGCAAGACCGACACCAAGAAAATGAACAGTTGAATCCCAAACATCAGCGAATATTTTGACCAGGCCGCGCATCTTTCCTGAAATAGACCCGTCTGTGTCAGTGACAACTGCTGCATCTGTAGTCGCACCCAGCGTCGCAATCTGCGTGTCCTGTTTTGCGCTTGTCGCAATGCCAGTAGTATCAATCGTGAGAGTAACATCAGTGTCATCAATACTCATGTTGATCACAGCGATTTTATAAGCAGCTGTCGCTGAAGTAGCGGTTGTGGCTTTTTTACCACGAACCTCGCCACGAGCATAATCTACCCAATAATCACCATTCTCAAGATCATCATCAGCCGTTCCATATGCCACTTCATTAGTGAAAGGCACGCTAGCGCCTGTCAAAACAAGGCTTGTATCACCAAATCCTCCGATATCGTTCCCCGCTGAATTACGAATTGGAAGATTTGCTAACTGTGCAACTTTTACTGTGCCCGCAGCGCCCGCAGGCACAGACAAAGACTCGCCTGATACGCTTTTAATTTCAATGGAGGCATTGCGATGAACAACAAACTCCTTGCTTAGTCTTTTTCGAGCCATATATTTTCAATTAGAATCCTGTTGGCAAAATACGATACGCAACTTTGACGAGTACTTCATTACCTGCGTTACCACCGCTATATTCACCGTTTCCAGTGTTATGCAATACGAGCGCTTTGTTTTCTGCTGCTGACTTTGCAATCGCTGCACTAGTCGCTGGCTTCACTGGCATGACTGTATCTGCTGTCGCGTCAACAAACCCAGTCGCTTCGATTGTTTCCGAAGCTGCTGTTCCGGCTGCGCCCAATAAAATAGCCATGTTGTCGTCTGTTTCTGTGTATGCTCCAACATAATCAAAGAATAGAGATGCCGAAACCAATTCAATGTAAAATCCTGCACCAGGAGCTGCAACCAATGTGATCGGAGTTGCGCGCAATGCAAGCATTTGTGCGTTTGTGATCGCTACTGAGGCGTGTTGGATTGTTGTTGGGTCAAGTTTTGCGCTTGTTACTGCTGCAGCTGCAATCTTTGCAGTCGTCACAGCCAAATCCTTGAGACGACTAGTTGTGATTGAGTTTTTGAAAATCTGCCATTTTGGGTTGATCATATATTTCTGTTCTGTTGATTATTTTTTAGCACGTTCAGCATCTACGCGTTTTGCCAATTCTGGCTTTTCTTTCATCACCTTGGTCATTGCGCTGTCCAATGTTCCACCGTCTTTTTTCTGACGTTTTTTCGCAAGGTCTGTCAGTTCTTCTTGGGCTGAATCATACCCAGCCTTGCCTTTGTCTGCGACTGATTTGCGTTCTGTACTGACTTCACCTTTTGAGGCTGTCATAAGTTTCAAAAACTCGTCTCGCAGCTCTGCTTTGTCGAGTTTCATTGCAAATTCAGAAGCAGCGTCAATGGTTGCTGGTGTGTGCCCTTTCAAGCTCGCAACAATACGGGTTTTTTGGAGCTCTTGTGAGTCTGCCTCAAGCTGTCGAAGACGTGACGCTGAAACGCGCACATGTTTCTTTGACGCTGTAGCTTTTTCTTCGCCACCAGTTTCTTCGGTTCTTGTTTCAGCAGTTTCTTCGCCTTCAACTTCACCTTCTGTTTCAGATTCTTCGGATTCGGTCTTTTCACCCTCAGTTTCCTCAGATTCTTCGCCCTCTTTTTCTTCACTTTCAGCTTCTTCTTCGGTGGTTTCCTCAGTGGATTCCTCCTCGGTCTTTTCAGCTTCGCCCTCGGTTTCCTCAGACTCAGCTTCTTCTTTTTCCTCAGATTCTTCAGCAGGAACCAACGCCTCGAAAGCCGTTTTTTGTTCGTCTGAGAGTTCTGCGGCCGCAACTTCGTCTTTGTGTTCGACGATGTACGCTTTTTCTTCGTCGGTCAGTTCGCCGGTTGCCAACTTGCCGATCAGTTCTTGTAAATTCATATCGTTGTCGATAATTGTTAGTTTGTTCTTATTACTCGCCGTAATGGTCGGCATTTTATTAAAAAAAGGCTCATTAACCAACGCGGGCGCGCACAACACATTTTGATATGTTTTGCCGTCGCGTTCGTCTTCAATCTTAAAATACCACTCGGGGCTAATGTACTTATAGGCCTTGTTGCGAATAAGGTCTAACCCCTCATACGTCCATTCTACCACAGCCCACAATCCTTTGTCGCCTCTGTTGAGTAATTCCTTGACCCAACCATAGGCTTTTCGGTCTTCATCTTCGAGATTATGCCCAACATAAACGGGTAATTCACTTTGTGGATATCCTGCATGAAAATTGTCCACGAAATCCTGAATCACTTGCGGCGTGATTTCAAAACCGTTCGGCATATGATGATGCCAATTGAATTTTCCCAATGGAAAAACTGGAATCGTTGAAACCATCTGCGTTCCCTCGCTTTGCTCGACGGGGTAAGCCATCGCTTCATCATAAAGGTTGGCCACCAGTAAAGGTCGGCTAAAAATGTACTTCCTTTGCGCTTTGATTTTCTTAGGCATCTTCGATATTTTTTAATTCTTTCTCAGTTATTTGTTTGAATGTTCCAGGCGTCTGGTCTCTGCTGATCTCGTCAGGCACTCCGTCAATCGACGGCTTATCAAACTCATCATTGAGAATTTCTACCCACACACACCGACAATAAAAGTGCTGTGGTGGCATGAGTCGCAAATATGCTGGATCATTCTTGGCAATTGTTCGACCATCAAGTGCTGTGCAAGTACGGCAAGTTGCCATGTCTAAAATCGCACTATATTGGTATGCGTATATTTTAGCACTGTTTGTTTCCTGGGTAAAAGTCCGGCCCTGATTCACTGAGCCAGATACAGCAATTCCAGCGGTGTCAGCAATTCGTTTCTCAGCTTTTTTCTTGAGAGTATCACCAACCAACTGTTCAATTTCTTCGGCCGCGCGTCCAGCTGCATAAAACTCAGCGGCTGTTGTCGATGCTTCTGTTGCCAGGCTTGTCGCGTGTTGTGCTGCGATCGTTGTTGCCTTGAGTAAAATCTTGTCGACTTCCTCTGTGGTGGTCGATGGGGCGTTTACCGTGCCTTGTCCAAGTATTTTTTCCATTTCGTCGGCTGTCAGAACCTTGGCATACTCAAATAAAGCACGCAATTCACTCGTCAAAACATCCCCATACTCATTTTGCAGTGGTGCTGCAATGGATTGGAGTCCTACGATCGGGTTATCTGACTGTACAGCTGTCCTCACTTGCAACAGGATCGCTTCTATTTGCTGTTCTGATAGGTTGCCGAGCTTTTCTTTGATTGAGTCCTCGCCTCGATCAATACGGCTTTGTAGGCTGTCAAAATTGACCTTTTTTTCTGAGGCTGTGAGTGGCCGCGACCATTGCGCTCCGTTGTTCCGTTTATTTTCAGCTATTGTCGGTTGTCGTTCATCTTTTTTTTTTGTTGCCGTAGCTTTTGCAGCCCCGTCGTCTTCGGTCTGCATTTCGTTTGGCCGGAGTGGATCAACCTCCTCTGTTGCTTTTTCTGGCAAACCGAATGTTCGGCGAATAGCCTGTTCTGTTGTTAGGTCGGGAGTGATCGCACCAGACTGATACAGTCGTTGCAGGTTTGTTGAGTGTGAGTTCAAATCTTGGCGGGTAATATCAGAAACAATCATTTTCGGATACTCTTTGACATCAAAAAAATTGATGTTCACGATCTCTCGAATCAACGTGTTGATAACACCCTGAATGTAAATCGCAACTGCTTCCTCTGATTTTTCAAACATGGTCGACTGGTCATAGGATGCCGCGTGGCTGCCGTTTGGTGTCTGGCCCAGGTGCATAAACTCAGTGAGCGCCGCACGGGCAATCTGAACGTTGTGATGGCTGATGAGTGGCATTGGGTCAATGACTGTGTTGCCTTTCATGTCGAGAATCTCCAATTTGTACCCCTCTGGGAGACTTGCAAACGCATGCTCGTTCGCGCGCATGTTTTTTGCAATATTTTCTGCCTTGGTTTTGTCAGTAGGGGAGGCATTTGGTGGTGTTGAGACCATTGGCACACCGATCGCACCACGCTCGTATGCAATACCGGAAATCTTGTAGAAATTGACGACGTTGTACCAGTGAACATAGGCACTGCGAAGAATCGAACGTCCTTGATAATCATCGCCACGTTGTCTATAGGTAAATCGCAACAAATTTTCTTCTGGGACTGATGCTTTGTGACCGTTGTCCGTCATCTGGGTAATTCCTGGCTTCCCGTCCTCTGTCTGCCATGCATACACCGATTTTTGTCCAATATAATGCAAATCAAGGCCGAATTTCTCCTGCCCGTTCCATTCAATGGTTTTGTAGACCTTTTCAAATAAAGAAAAACCAAAAGGCATCATTTCAACAATGGATTCAATGAGTTGCGGCCATGTGATATTCATGCTCTCAAACAAAGCGGCCTTTACATAGTCAGCGACCTCAATATCACGCTTGTCTTCACTTACTGGCGGAATATCGTATTTTGCCGTTCGCAATGGCAACGTCACAAGATCAATCACTTCGGAAACCGTCGCATTGCTGCGCATCATGTTGTCATACATCGTCAAGCCTTGGTGTCCGATCAGCTCTTGGAGGTATTCGTCTGTTGTGATAATACCGAGATCAATAACTGTCCCTGATTCTGTTTTGCGAGCTTTGTTGACTTTTGGTGCTTTGGGTTTAGCTGCCATATTTATGGTGTGTAGATATTTCTATTGAGTCCTTGGCCTTTGCGACTTACGAGTTGGTCTTCTTCTTCGTCGTTGTCAGAGATAATCCCGTCGTATTCTTCATATGCTGGCTCTCTTTTCAGTTTTTCTGGTGTTTTTGCAAGTCCGATCGTGTCATCAAGGTCGGCTGGAACCTTTTGCCTTGCAATCATAGCGTAATTTGTCGAATGAGCATAATGATCCGGTCGTCCTGCGTCTTCATACACATAGGTCGGAATGCCATTGCGCATTGAAAGCGTACGGTTTTGATTTTGAAAGTGAGCGTAGAAACCAGGGATGTACTTCGCGTGCTTCGGTAGTATGAGGTCTTGTTTGATAATTCGACCATATACGTCATCGAGCGATGCGGTTCGATGTGCTTCTACTGTTCCGCCCTTATCATACCACTTGACATATTGCCCCGCAATCGTCTTGGTGTAATTGTAATAACAAACGAACGCCCGGCCAGGGTATCGTTGAACGATTCCGGCCACAATGTGCGTCTCAGGCAATCCATCCATGACCAACGTGCGAATGTCGAAATAGTCCATGTAATAATCGACGTCTGTGTCGATATCATGCAACTCAAACGCCCCGATCAGTGTCGGCTTGCCTGTCTTTGGGTCGTCTTGCCAAACGGTCAAATATGAAATCTTACCAACATCGAGGCCTGCATAGGTTTTGCGCATCCAAGCACGATCGAATGGGAGCGTGTAATCGCGCTGACACGCGTCGATTATCTCGTCTGTGATGATTATGTCGTTTGCACGGTATGGAATGCCTAGGTCTTGATTGTGGGCCTCCTGAACGACAAACAGGTTGTTGCTGTTCATGGCTTCGACCAGCTCTTTGATGCGACCCTCATCAAACCAGCGAGGGGAGAGCAGACCGCCCACAAAATACCCCTTTCGCTTTGCTGTTGGTTCTTTGGCGATCCATTGTCCCTCTTGAATGTCCATTTTAGCGAATGGAGCGCTGCATTTTGCACAAACCATGATCGCCCGTTCCTGATCAATGTTTTTCCAGTAGCTCAATACCTGGTATTTCTCACATTTCTTGCATTGAACATGCCACTGGTGCTTGGTTGTGCCTTGCATCATCAAATCGATGCCTTTGCCGCGAATGGTGGGCGTACTGGCCGCACGCTTCCAGCGAAGCTCCGAGTTGTTCATACGCTTGTCGATCATTGGGATACTGAATTCGCCGAATCGGTCGACCTCATCAAGAATCACGGCGTCAAGCGGCACTGACGTGATCTGTTTATCATTCTGGGCCCCACGAAAGATCACAAAGGCGTTGCGCACGCGCTTGAGTCCCATTTTGTCAGCCACTTTCATGCGTCCCTCAATGCCCCCGCGTGCTGTGATTCCTTGTAGGTACTCTGAATGCTCAATAGCTGGGTCAACGCGCATCTGAACAAAGTCTCCGAGCTGTCCGGCTGCTGGAAAGAAATAGCCCACGTTTTTGCTCATGCGATCTGCAATAAAAAAAGCCAGTGCCAGCAACATCTCCGAGAACCCGAGCTGTGCGGCCTTCATGTAGACAATGTCCTGGTCTGTGTCCTTGTAGATTTGTTTCAGGTATCGGTATTCCTCAAAATCCAATAATTGACCAGCACGAATCCGCCAACGCAATTGCGCCCACCAATAAAATTGCGTGCGTGCACGTGCTTCCTTGACGAGCCTTAGCTCCTCAGGCGTTATCAATGATTCGATTGATTGCTTCGAGGGCATCGTCATCTAGGTTATTGAATTTTTCCACGATCTCTTTTTCCTCCTCTGTCATGCTGCCGTCTTCGATCTTCCCGCTGTGCCTCACGTTGTTTTGCTGTGCATATTCAGACTCTCCCGTCTCTGGGTCTTTGGCTCTGAGCTTGAGCTGTGTGATGATGTGGACTGACTTCGTTTTCACTGAAACATCCGGGTCTGCAATGATTTGTGCGTGCTGCTCTTTTGCCACCATGTTGAGATAACGCTGAGCATCAGCCATTTTGTCAGAAAACTCTTTTTCATTCTTAATCCACTGATAATACGTTTCTCTCGTTATACCCGCATGGATACAGGCTTCGGTAACATTAAAGTCACGTTGAAAAGCTGCAACCAGTTTGCTGACGACCTCTGGTGTTGATTTAGACGGCCTTCCACACTCAGTGCATTTACCATCGACCTTCTGTCTCTTGCATTTTTTGCACTTGTTTGGGTCTGGCTTTTTCTTTACAGTCTTTGTTTTACTTTTTGCCATACAAATGTTGCCTGTGTAAGTTGATGTGTTCTTGCCGTGTCACCATAATGATGTTTTTCAAATCGTCATCGTCTGATACAAAATTCACATGATGCAAAACCATTCCTTCTGTTATAGTACCGTACTTCTGAATCCAACGGTATCGGTATAATGTTTCCCAAACATTCGGCTCATCTATCTTTATGTAATTTCTTGACTTTCCGTTAGAGTCGGTTCTTTTTGTGATTGTTCCAACCGACACTTTATTTTTAGGAATTGTGCCTGGTTGAAACTCACTGTCTGGTGACAGATGTATGCCCTTCATATCTTTGTTCCATGGTGTCACACCTTTTTTGAATTCGCTTGCTGGACTAAGATGGATACCTTTCATGCCTTTATTCCAGGCTCTGCAACCTTCCCTGAGTTTATTGCCTTTCATTCTATCCCTGGTTGATACGCCTTTGCATTTAAATGAGCAAAACTTAGCATCTTTCCGGTAATTCGGTAGTGACACTCTTTTTTCACAAATTTGGCAAATAATCTCGATCATTTTTTTATCTCACTCCATTTTTTACCGTCTCTTTCACGTATTGGGTCTTTCCCTGTTTTTTTCGACCAGCGCTCAAGGCCGACTGTTACGTATCTAGGGTCAAGCTCCATGCCATAACAAATACGCTGTAGTTGGTCTGATGCCATTAAAGTGCTGGCGCTTCCAAGAAACAGATCGAGGACGATGTTGTCCTTCATGGAGCTGTTCTTGATGAAGTGCCCGACCAGTGTGATCGGCTTCATGGTTGGGTGCTTGTCGTTGCTCCGTGGTTTGTCCTCGTATACCACAGAATTGAGCCTCTCGTTTCTGAGCCTCTTGATTTCCTCTTGCATCTGCTTTTTGTCCATCTTGGACACCGGAGCGTCGGCATCGTTCACTACTGTGGTTTTGTCGCGGAACCCATACCAGGAGTGCCCCCCCCCCTTGCTTCCAACCGTAGAGGATTGGCTCGTGCTGCCAGTGGTAGTCCTGACGACCCATGACGATGCTGTTTTTGACCCAGATGATGCACTGCTTCATGAGGAATCCGGCATCAATGAATGCATTGCGGAAATTCGCGCCCTCTGAGTCTGCATGCGCAACGTAAATCGGAGCGCCCGCTCGCATCACCAAGTGCATATTCATGAAAGCGTCCAGGAGGAACCGGTAAAAGGCTTTGTCGCCCATTTTGTCGTTCTGAATAGTGAGTCCGTTGCTTCCCTCGTAATTCACGTTGTACGGCGGATCAGTAAACACCATGTCAGCCTTTTTCCCGTCCATGAGTTTCTCCACGTCCTCTTTTTTGGTGCTGTCTCCGCACATGACACGATGCTTGCCCATAATAAAAATATCCCCCGGCTTCACGTCTGTGGTTAATGGGAGGTCTGGCGCGTCGTTCTCGTCTTTGAGCGGCTCGAGCAGGAGGTCAATTGCCTCTGCCATTTCGTCCCCGTTCAGTCCGGTGAGTTCCAGGTCTTCCATGCTCATTTTGTCGAGAATCATGCCCAGTTTCTCTTTGTTGAATTGGCCTGAGATTCTGTTCAGGGCGATGTTGAGCGCCTTTTCCTTCTCCAGGTCAAAATCAACGATCACAACGGCGATCTCGTCATCCTTATGGCCCAGGTCGATCAATGCTTTGATGCGCTGGTGTCCGCCGACTACGGTGTTTGTGCGCTTATTCCAAATAATCGGGTCCACATAACCAAAAGTGTCGAGGCTCTTGCGGAGCTTCGCCATTTCTTCTTTTTTCATTTTGCGCGGATTATAGTCCGCCGGTTTCAAATCAGAGACTTTTTTTCTCTCGATTTTTAAGTCTATATTCGACATACAAATTGCTCATGGGTAATCTATAAAGATTGTACCATATTTTCAAATTTCATGGTAACATTTTGAGCACAGAGGCAGGTCGCTCCTGGACTCGGACATTACGCTTAGCTACGGCCAGGCGTTTTGTTTTTTTTATTGCAATCAATGCACAATAATCTTGCATTTTTATATAGTTCACCCATTAAATTTGGCCATGTTTTCATGTATATATTTGAGTTGCAAGCTAGATTTTTAGATTTAGAAAAAAAATTAATGCCTTCTCTACTATCACAAGACTGACATTTTCCCCCAAAAACTAAAATTGCACGCTCTTTAATATTAATACGTCGATTTCTTCGTTTTTTATTTGGTGAAAAATCATTTAAACAATCTTGAGGTGTGATCATATTTTGAATAAGAGAGAGGCGACAGTCCACGGGTGTGGTGATTGTGAAACTGCCGCCCTGTAGAAAAAAACAACCGGGACATCACGAGACTTTCTCGCGCCGATTGCGGTGTCTCGTGGCTAACGCCGGCGGCGTATCCAACTCGAGGTTGAACACTCGCTTCGCCTCAAAGCAAAGCCACAAAACATGCGGCGCATTGCAGTGTGGACACGCAAAACGCGCCAACACTTCATAGCCGGTGTATTTGTGGTTGCGATCGTGGCTGGTCGTCATTCCGCGGCGACACTTCAAGCA